TTTGTAACTCCAAAAGATACCTCGTCTATAGTAGAAATAAAAGCACCACTAGAGTCGTACTTATTTACTTCTATAAAACCAGCTATAGAAGAGTAAAGCTCCCAAGGTCCAGTTGCTGTAGGTGCATCAAAAACGCCTTGTAGTTGTAACATAGCACTAATATCATAAAAGCCAGCTTTACCAGCCTGTATTTCAAAAATACCTGTAGTATTATTATAAACATTAGCAGCGTCATAAACTTCGTTAGTGTAATTAATGGCATCTTTTTGAAAAGTTAAAGTAGTGGCAACCTCAACAGGTGTTACAAAAGTATTTGAGTTTGATTGTATTTGTGGAGTATTTGCTGAGAATATTCTATCTAAAATAGCGGTTTCATTAAGTTTAAAATCTTTAGCACCAAAAGGGACTATTAAAGTATTAAAAAAATCACTAGTTAAAAACGTTGAGGTAAAACTATACCCAGCGTCACTAAATATTTCGTCTACATATTTCTTAACTTTTATAGCTGGATAAAAGTCCTCAACACTCCAACCCTCTAAACCAAGATTAAAAGCCCCATAATTTTTATCATAGTTAATCATAGGGTAGCAGTAGTCTGTTGTTAGAGGTAAATTCCAAGTTGCTGACTGATTTGCTCTAGTATATGTATGATCTAAAGAACTTAAGTCTAGGTCTGTTAATTCTAACTCCTGTAAATCGCTTATAAAGTTTCCTATTCTACCTATTATAATACAATTGTAGATAATCTCCCCATCTATGTTATTGATACTTTTTAATTGTAAGTAGCCGTCTATCTGGACCTCACCATTAACTAAATAAATTACATTAGTCTTTAGATTAGGGTTAAAAGTTTGTAAGTCAGTATCTAGTTTAAATATATGTTCAAATATTTTATTTATCTTTTTACTAGCTGGTAATTCTATAGTCTTAGAAAAGTCAGCACTTCTAGTGTCTGGCTTAGCTATGTCTGCTATATTGAAAGTTATATTAGGGTTTAATGAACCTATTAACTCTATGCTTTCTCCGTCTATATATAACTCTTCTTTAACCATTAAAACCTTTGTCTAAAATTATCCATACTAAACTCTAAATCTATCTCTAGATTAAATATATTGTCTACAGCATTAACTTTCTCCTCCCAATTATTCTCTATATTTTTTATTGGTAGTCTTCTTATTTCTGTACTTCCAGAGGGTGCTGTATAGCTATCTAATAAGTATATCTCTGGACTTTCTATAAGTTCTAGAAGCCAGTTAAATTTGTCAGCGTCAACCCAATCTGAGATTAGTTTCATCTTAGATATAGACTTAGTATAATATTGAACCTTTTCTCTGTTTGCTATTGAGTAGTCTATAGCACCTGTTGAGGTGTTTAAATCGTTTGGAGTAGTTTTAAAAAACTTTCTCTCTATGTCTTCAGTATGTCTAGAAACCTTTGTAAAATTATAATAATCAAAACCGCCTAAACTATTTAAAAACTCTAGTCTTCTAGTTTCATACCTACAAGCGGTGTCTATATTAAACCACATTTTCTCAGATACATAAGCTGAGCCGTTCTTTAATTGTAAACTATAAGAGGTTGCTGTAGTTGCTACTATAGGCTGTGATCCTGTTGAGACTCTACTACTTACAATAGCGTTTAATGTAGTGGGGGCTGATGGTATTCTAAGGTGTCTTTGTGACGATAAGTTTTGAAGAGATAAAACGGATAAGTCTAAGTCCGTACCGCTAGAGTTATAAGTCTGTAACTCTACACTATCAAAAACCCCTATAGACTGGTCATATAAAATATATAAATATCCCTCGTCAGTATATTCTAAAGATAAGTTTTTTACGTTGTTTTGTGAAACCCCTTTTGGTTGATTAGTTAAAAACCTTCTAGTAGTTGCATTTGTTATGAATTTTAAATAGTAGTCTGTAGACTGATAGTCATAAAAATTAACTAAGTCTCTTCTATAGTTTGGTAAAGCTCCGTTTATAACAACTAGGTTAACACTAGCTACTGGTGAAGCGTCTCCAATAGTAACGTCCTGGGGTATTGAAGTAGTAGCTGTACCACCTAAATAGTGAATCCAACCAAACTCTAAAGTAAATTGTTTCCAACTATTAGTATTAAAAAATATTGACTCTATATTCGTTCCGTTAAGGGTTCCTATGTCAGTAGTTAAATAGCTTTCCATAATACCAGACAAATCGAAGCGACCATATCCGTTAGTAGTTGGGGGGACTTTTAAACGTCCTACTGTAGTCGATCCGTCCTTAACGTCTATTAGATAGGCAAAGCCAGTATAGTTTCTAATAGTGTTACTAGTCTCATACATTACAACCTCGACTGGATTGTAGACCGTTCTATAGTTTTGTGGTATATGTTTTACTTGTAAACTCATTTTTCTAATATTTCTTTTAATCCTTTTGCTACTCTTTCACCAGATACTATTCTAATATCTGTTTTAAATCTATTAAAGGTTTCACCATAAAAAGTTTCTTGCATACAATTGTCAAAAAAGAATCTAGGTCTAATACCTTTGTGAGCTATTGAGGTTCTAACAGCATACTCGTTTAAACCCTTACTCTTAGCCCATTGTTTTATGTGATTAACACTAGGACCTTTCTTAAACTGATAAGGACTATTAGGGGCTTTAATTTCCCAACCTTGACCTTTTAACTTTCCACTCTTTCTAGTTCCACCAATACCCTTAACCCCTTTATTAACGTAGTCGTAATAGTCAGCTAAAAACAAAGTAGCTGTCATTCTAAAACCAAACATTTTTACAGGCATTTTTATTGATTCTAATAAATTACCCTTATAAGTTAGTTTCTCTTTCTGGACCGATTGCTTTAGACAAAAAACCATATCAGCGGCAATATTATTAAACACCTCAGCTAGTGTATTAGGGTTGTCTATTTTAACCTCTTCTAGTTGGTTAACATCAAAGCCAAATATATCTAACTGGTCGCTCATCTATGCTTTAATTTTTGCATTTGGTCTTTATGTATTTGCATTTCCATTTTTTGTTTATCACTATAATAGGCTACTACATTTAACGCTTTTATTACATTCCATTCTAAAACCTCATCCCATTTATCTATCCTACTATTAGTCAAATTATCTAATGTTGACCACCATCCCCACTTTTTACTGAAGCTATCTCTATCTCCGCTTCCCTCTTCAGTCTCTGAGCTTCCTCTATCAAAGAGGTTTTTATAGTTTCCGTTAAGGTGTCCAAGTGATTGTAAAAAAAAACCCCTATTGGATAAGCTATAGTAATAGGCATATTAGTTAAAAAGTTATCTGACGTTTTCCTTAGTAGCTCACCGTCTACCTTAATATCTCTCCACCTAAAAAACTTCTTTTCTACTGGTCTACAAATAGTAGTTAATATATGATGTAAATTATTAAATATAACTTCCTCATTGTCTTTAGCGTTTTGTAGTATTTCCATATTATTTATGTACTCTCCAAACAATAAACTTTTAGCATCTAATTTAAACTCATAGTATTTACCACCTATTTTAAATCTTTTGTCTTTTAGTTTTTTAGGTATTTCAGTTTCTAGAAAATACATTTTTTCTTTAATTGTTTTGTATTGATCTAGACTAATGTTTTTTATAACCTCTTTCTTTTCACCAGTTAAGACAGCTAGTATATTAACTACCCTTTGTATTGGTGTTAGTTCTGAATTTAGTATTGGTCTTAAATTAATATAGTTTCCTATAGTAACGTCTTCCCACTTTGTTGGTATTGTAATATTCATATTTCTATATATAACAAATTATTTAATTATAACAAAAGTACCTAAAAATAAATTTAATTAAAACCTCATCAACTAAACACCAACTAAATAAAACAACTCAATATCTATTTAAACACTATTTAGATGAGTTCTAAGACACTTTAATAGTTTTCTAGTGTATTTATATAGGTTAAGGTCTTTAAGTAGCTTAGAGGTTATTATATTGATTGTGCTAGTTTTTGAGTTTAAATAATAACGAAAAGATATTATCTTATCTTTTCTTATCTTATATAACCCCATTTGCTCAGCATTTGCATAGCATTTGCTCAGCATTTGCTAATTTTCTTCCTGTAAAATAAAAAGGGGTAACGCTCTTTTGCCGACTACCCCAATTTCCAAAACATATAATCTAATGAAGATTTTTGCTTATTCAAATATACTAAATTAAAACAATTTATATTCAGCTTCTTTTATTCTTTTTTGAGCTATGTTAAAATAGTTTTCATCTTGTTCTATACCTATAAAGTTTCTATTTGTGTTCTTTGCTGCTACTCCAGTACTTCCGCTTCCCATTGTGAAATCTAATACTGTTTCGTTTTCGTTGGTGTATGTTTTTATTAAATACTCCATTAATTCAATAGGCTTTTGTGTTGGGTGGTGCTTATTAAGTTTCCTTTCTGCGTTACTGCCTATTTGTCCAGGTTTTTTATATTCCAATATTCTCATAGGGTATCTTAAATCGCTTTTATATTCAGCATCTTTTACACAATCAAATATTTCTATTTTTTTAGTACCACCTTTTCTTTTATACATTTTGCTTTGTATCATTTGCGGGTTGTATAATGGTTGTTTAGAATAAAAAATACTTATTTGTTCAATGTTGTTCATTGGTCTTTTTCTGCATTGAAAAGGGTCACTTCCATTAGGTTTAACCCATATCCAATCATATTTATAATTCTTAATATTACTCATTCTTAAAGCACTACTAAACGGTTCACTACCAAATAATACTATTGCACCATTAGGTTTTATAATCCTATTAAGTTGTTCCCACATTAAATCAAAGTCTATTACACTATCCCACTTACACGCTGTTGTGCCATAAGGAGGGTCTGTTATAATTGCATCAATACTACTATCTTTTATTGAATTCATTACTTTTAAACAATCTCCTTTATGTAGTTTAATCATAATTTTATCGTATTGAATACCAGCCTTTATTATTTTGTTTTAAATGTATTAAAGCAACGTATCTCAAAGCGTCTAGTAAGTGGTCTGATCCTATAGGCTTTTGTAGACTATTTCCGTTTTTGTCAGTAGCCCATTTGTAAGTCCTAAACTCTCGTCTAAGGTTGCTACTATTAACAACATTAATTTTAAAACGTTTTAAGATGTCTATTCCGTTTAATATACTATCTCTACCCTTAGTAGCTGGTTTAGCGTTTAAACCTAATCTATATATCTCTTCTATTGACTTAGGCTCAGCACTATCACAAATGACCTCATCTCTACCTATTATAGGTCTTAGTTTTTCTGCTAGGTCCTGGTTAGTTAATTCTCTTTCGTATATGATTTCTTTTAAGTATAGCTCGTCATCTTTACGATATACAGCAACACAAGCTGAGGGGTCTATACTATAGCCAAAGTCTAAGCCATAAGCCACTAGCCTACAATCTGGCATACTATCAACATACTTTACATTCTCATAGACTAGACCGCTAATATTACCATACTCACCTAAGCCGTATATTTTCCAGAACTCTTTATCTGTTTGCTGTAAGTATTCTATTTCTTTAATTAGTGACTTAGGTAGAAACGAATTATTTTTATAGTTAGATACTATTACCTCAACGTCATTAACCTCGTTAGACCTCTTTATTTCTAGCTCCTGGTTAATCCAAATCTGCTCATCGTCTGGGTTAAAGTCTAAGAATATTTTATTCTCTGTCCTCATTATTAACTGGAAAAACTCCTGTTTGTATTCTAATTCGTTAGCCTCATTGCAATATAGTATATTTCTTTTAGCACCTCTCAGTTTTTGTTCGTCATCAGCACCTATAAATTCTACAAGTCTCTTTCCGTATCTGTATTGTTTTTTAGTTTTATTATGATCTACCTTAATATACCACCCTTCGGCTTTTAATATGTCCTCAAAGTCTCTAATAACAGTGCCATCTAGATTAGTTCTATACTTTCTAACTGTAGTCCATACCCCCTCACTTATATAGTTGCCGTCACCATAATTACCACTAATTAACCACAAAGCACACAATTGATTTAGAGACCAAGTTTTACTACTTCTAGTACCACCTCGATTAATTACTATCTTAGCTTTGGAATCGTAGTTACGCTCAAATATTTCAGTCGCTTCCACGCTTTATGTTGATATTGATATTATGAACTGTCTGTTCTATTTCCTGTTTGTCTGGAGCGTTTAAACCGAACATCTTAGCTATTGAATCATAGGCCCCTCTATAGTCCGATCCTTTGACCATTTCCTTAAGTAAATAAAACTTAGCTTTCTGTTCCTTAGAAAGGTTTTCTTTTGCTGCTAGGTCCATTAAATACTCCCAGCTTTGTATCATTTTAAAGTAACCTTCTGCTACTTCCTTTCTAGTTATTTGAAAGTCCTCAGCCTCTTTTTTTTGTAACTCGCTCACCCTTAGGGAAATTTTAGGGTCTGATAAGAGTCTATGCCCTTCTACAGATATTGCTTCATTAGATGTAGTTTTAGCAACATCATAAGCTCGTCTATAAGCCTCTGTAGCGTTACCAGTGTTAACATACTCTTCAGCAAATTTACGTTGTTTAGGTGTTAGCTTTTTAGTCATTTAAAACATTCTTATTTGTTGTTTGTGTTGTTTTAGTCTTTTCATTGCGGCGTTGTAATACTCCGTATCTAACTCGCAAGCTGTTAAATCAAAGTTTAAGTTATGGCAAGCTAAAGCAATAGAGCCAGAGCCTAAATGAGTATCAAGTATCTTGTCGCCCTCTTTTCCGTAGTTGATTAAAAGCCATTCATATAACTTTACTGGTTTTTGTGTTGGGTGTATTTTATTTTTATTTTTATATGTTGAATATTTAAATAATTTAGCAACTTTTTTAAAAGAGTGCCAAGCAAATTCACAATCGCTAAAACTCATACCCTCTGGACTACCTTTTTCCCATATGCAGAAACCATAACAAGGTGGTAAATCAAAATAATTACCACCCCAAATAATTTGATTTATACTAACTCTTTTTAATTCTTCAAAATACTTTTTACTAGGAATTTGTTTATCCCAATCCTTTGGCTTCCATTTTCTATTTTTTAATTTAGTATGTTTTACACCATTGCCCACTCCCATATTCATATTTGCTATGTCTAATCCATAAGGAGGGTCTACAATAGCCAGATCAAAGTAGCTGTCTTCATACCTTGCCATTAGCTCCATATTATTTTCGTTAGTTATTTTCATATTTTTTGACTATTCTCAATAACCTGTTTTATAAAATAGTCTGGTAGTCTTCGCCATTTTTTTTTAGCCTCCATAAACCTAATAAAATAGTTTACATCCTTACTACCAAATAAAGCCTTTTGTTCTTTAATTTCTTTAGGTGTCAGTTTCA